ATTTACAAGATTAGGCGTATAAGACTCTAACGCTTTTTGTCTTCTACGTTCTGCTAATAATGTTTGTATTTGTTGTTTTGTGTATTTAGACTTGTCTAACTTTGGCACTACACCATTCCCGCTTCTGCTTGAGCCGCTATTCCATACATTTGTCTAACAAACTCAAGTTCGTTTTGTTTTTCTCTATTATGAAGTTCTGCGGCTTTGCGAGCGCGGTTAATTTGTCTTAAAGACAAACGTGTTTTTCGTGTATCACTAAGGTCTACAACACTATCGTCGTAAACTGGATCGTAGCGATCATCTTCTGCAGGCAGAAGTGTTTCTTTATCGTAATAAAAAAGCTCTCTTAGTATCATGTAAGTATTTATCTTATATCACTTGATCTGTTGTTGGAGGTGCTGTTCCTCCAGCATCGCCGCCTGTTGCTGTTTCTGGAGGTGTTCCTTCTCCTCCGTCAACTCCGCCTTCACCGGCAGGTACTTCTTCTTCACCGGCAGCTAAGTCTGATCCCATTCCTGCTGAACTTATTCCAACGCCTCTCATTTCTGCGGCAGCGTCAGCTGAATTAGGTTCTATATCTTCGTCGTTTTCTTCTCGCCACAGTCTTTCGTTTTCTGCAATTTCTTCTGCACTCATTCCTAAGAATCGTTTTAATGCAAATCTATTTGATACGTAAGGTATTGCACTCATTTGAGTAAATGTTGGTACACGAGCATTGTCAAGTTCTGATTGTCTATAAGCCGCAAAGTTTTGCGGAGGTTCAAAACTAATATCAAACATATTAGTATCAACATTAATGCCTTTTTCTAATAGATATCTTTTAAACTCTTGATTAAGTTCTTCAATTAGTAGACCTTGTAAACGTTCACAGTAAGTATTAAAACGTAGTTCTTGAATATATGCAGTACCTACTCTACCATCATTGTAGGATGTTGCTCCATCATCAGCGCCTGTAGGGAGATAGCTGGAAGGTATTCGTAAGCCGCGTACGAGCTTATTAGTAAAATATCTAAGATCATCAATTTCTCCAAGATTAGTTCCTCCTGGCAATGTTTCCACTTTTGAGCCGCGGCCTTCTGCTGTTTGTGGGAAGAAGTAATCTTCGTTAATTGACAGTGGATTATAACTCGAGTCTATGACATTCTGACCGCCACCTGTCGCGGATGGGATACGTCTTTGATGTATTTCCGTTTTAACACGCTCCACAAATTGCATAGCAAGGTGTGATGGCATGTTGCCCACATCAACGTAGAATACTCTTCTTTCTGGAGCTCTTTGAACACGATATATAATAATCGCATCTTCAAGCAATTCTTTTTGTTTGTAAACTTTAAAAATTGTTTCTAATAATGAATTACCAAACGGAAAATTATTGTCTAAACCTTCTGATAAACTTAAATGTACAACATGCTTTGCATCAACAGCAACTTCTCCGTCGTCTAAAGTAAATCTACTTTTTCCAATGTTAGCAGTGCCGCCAACCATGCCAGTTGCTCCGCCTGTTGGAGTGTATGCTCCGCCTGTAGGTCCATTAATGTTTCCATTAGTTTGATGAGGAGTGGTAGCTACTAAATCTTTAAAGTTAAAGTTTACATTTTTAATAATGTATTGTTCAGGCGTCTTGCCTTCACTTTCGTTAACAATAATTCTAATAACATTAGCAGGATCAATATGAAACAGTTTTTTAGTTTCTGGATCTCTTAAGAAAAATTGATCTCCATATTTAAATGTATTTCGTAATACACGAAACATTCTTGTATCAAAATTTTGAAGTTTAGTCCATTGTTTTAAGTATTGACCAAGAATCTGTACTTCGGCATTTGTTGATTTTTTATTAAAATTAAATTTAAAGTTGGTTCCGTTAGAATCATTTTTTTGTGTACAAAATTCAGCAAGAATATCAAGTGCGGCATTAACTTCGCTGTCCATATCCATAGTATTGTATTGACCGTAACGTTCAACACGATTAGGAGTACCAACATAAACATCAGGTAAAAAAGAACTATAATTTGATCTTGCAGGGCCAGCTTGAGATCCGTTGTTTGAATTACTTAATACACTATATGAACCTGCTGGGTTATCGCTTGTTCCAACTGGTGTGAAATATTTTTTCCAACTCATCTTTTTATACCTGTCTCATTAAATTACCACTAAGTCCGCCTAACGACCTTAATTGTTTTGAGGCAATTTTGTGACCCTTCTCGGCAATTTGAGCCATTCTGTCGTTACTATTACTTATTAATTCTGCAACTTGTTGCAGTCCGTCTTGAGTTTGTGGTGAATTCATCATACCACTTATATCTGTACCTACCTTTTCAAAAGCAGTTTGTAATCCTGTAAATGACGCAGTTAGTTGTCTTCCTAAATCGTCACCTTGTACATTTTGCATTACACTACCTATAGCACTTGGTAATTGTTCTGTTAATTGCGCAATTTGTGGTCCTGCCGCACTAACCATATTACCTACACCTGTAGCAAGGTTCATTATTTGTTCTTCATTAAGAACTGCTTCTTTATTATGAAGCATTGTTAATGTTCCCTTACCAAAATCTTGCATCAGTGACCCAAATGCAGGTGTCCCTCCATTAAACGATGCTCCGTTCATATTAGCAACTGTCATATTTTGTACTACAAAATCTGAACCATCAATAAGAGCATCTAATGGTACTGCTGAAAGACCTGCCATAGACTGCTGGAAAAGGTCTTTATCAATTTGATTATTAGGATCATTTCCTTGGTTTAACTGATCTATAATATCAAAGGCAGCATCTCTAATCTGTGTCGAACTGCCTTGTGTTAGTCTGTCATTTACAACTTCAGTTATTGTTTTGCCTTCTGCCTCAGCTACTGCCATAAACTTTTCAGCCAGTATTGGTCCAATATCAGTTCCTAAAATATGCGCTAAATCTTTTGCTTCGCCTAATTGCATACCATTTCTCGGAGCATTTTTTAGATGATCAAGAATTTGTTGCATTGCTTGCTGAGTATTTTGTTGAACTTGAATATCATCTGGCGTAGTATTTGGAGTTGGAGTATCTCCGCCAACAACTAAACTTGACGCGGCATTAAATACGTCTTCTGCACTTCGTGACTCGACATTTGCGGCTGCGCCTCCTCGATTCATTCCGCCTAATTGTTCTGCTAATGGTAGCATTGCATCACTAAGTTTTGTAAATGCTCCGTTTGGTCCAATTAGTTTATCATTAACAACAGCACCAAGATCTCTCAATGCTTTTTCACCGTTTATTACTGTTGACGTAATTCCGTCTCTATTTTCCTGTTCAGTTTGTGCGGCGGCATTTAACCTTCGTATTGCTTCTTCACGTGTAACATTTTCTCGCTGCATTAATCGTTGAACATTATCAGAATAAGTTCCTGCCCCTGTAATTATTTGTGCGGCCGCATCAGCTGTTGCATTTCCCATACCACCTAATGTTGCCATTTGTAAAAAGTTTGGATCTCGTACTCTTGCCGCAATAGCACTGTTAAAGCTGTCAATACTGTTGGTCATTCCTTCGATGCCTCCAGGACCTTGTGCGTAATTGACCATATTTTGTAAATCGTTAAATGCTGGTCCAAGTGCTACTGCCGCTTGTCTACCTTCTTCAGATACAACAGCACCTTTGGTGAATAGATCTTCTACAGCTGCCAATGCTCCAGGGCCGGCTTTTTCTGCTTCAGCAAGAGCTCTACGCATTTTATCAGCGGCTTCTTTGTTACCGCTTGCTTCAAGCATACGTATCTTAGCGTCAACTTGTCCTTTACGCATACGGTCTTGTATTTCTTTTTCCATCTCTTTGCGGTTTTTACCAGTAAGTTTTGCAATTTTATCCATTTCGGTACTCATTGCAATCATATTTTTTGCCGCAGTGCCGTTGCGCATTTCTTCTTCCGTGTATCGACGTCTGTTGCTTATCATGTATTCTGCTAAGTCTTCGTTAACTTCTTCAAACGTCATACCCATGTTTAGTAATGGTGTTGCAAGTCCTTGATCAAACATATTTTGACTTGCCATTGTAAACTGTTTAGCACCTTGCGTTACTGTGCCACCAAAGGCTGCAAATCCTTGAGTATTACTTGATACGATGCCAGCAAATTCGTCTAAAGTTAGTCTTGACTGTGCCGCTGAGTTTTTCATTTCTAATATGTTATTATTAAATGACGCACCACTTGTTGATAGTGTTCTAAATGTGTCAACGCCAGTTTCAGCAGCCTTAATAAGGGCACCGCCACCTTCAGTAACCATTTGTCCAAACATTTTTAGATTTTTGTTATCGCCAGCAAGCTCGCTACCAAATGCTCCTACAATGTTTGTTAATGAAGTGTACGAATCAGATATTCTGGCATTACTACCAAAAACAGTTGATCCAAATTTTGCAACTTCTTTAGTAGCAGTTAAAGAGGCGGCGGTAAAATCCATTTGATTTTTACCAGCTTCGTCGCCACTTTTACCAAGATTGTCAAGACCTTGTTGAACACCACTGAAGTCAAGATTAAGTCCTCTAAGGGTACTATCCTGTGCTACGTTTTCTAAGGCGTCTATTGCCTTTTGTGTAAGTTCCAAATCTAATCTCCAGCAATTTTAGTTTTATAAATAAAACTATATGAAAGTATTTATCGGAAAGAATAAACATGTCAGATAATCCATTACAGAAATATTTTAGACAACCTAAAATATATCTAAGTTTGCCTACTGGTGGTAAATTTTACCCGCCTGGGCTTATTAAAGGTGATCCATCTAATCTTCCAGTTTTTGGAATGACAGCTATGGACGAAATTGTTTTTAAAACTCCTGATGCTCTATTCAGTGGTGAAGCTACAGTTCAAGTAATTAAAAGTTGTATTCCGGCTATTGAGCAACCTTGGTTGATGCCGCAGTTAGATGTTGATGCTTGCTTAATTGCTATAAGAATTGCAACTTATGGGCAGACATTAGAAACAGCATTTACTTGTAAAGAATGCGGTGAAGATAATAAATTTGACCTTGATCTTTCTAAAACATTAGATTATTTTACTGATCTTAAATACGATGATAGTCTTATTGTTGGTCCTTTAATGGTAAAACTTAAACCATTAAACTATAGAGAAGTTACAGAATTAAATATGGACATATACAATTTACGTAAACAACTGTATAATTCTACG